ATTCGGCGTGGCAGTGGACCTACCAGTCGTATCAGGATCGGTGGCGGAACTTCAAGGTAGGGCAGGGCCTCAACTCATCGGTCGTCGTCGCTCCGCTGTCGTGGATGCAGAGGAACTTCCCCGACGCTCCTCTGCGCGTCCGGCGCAAGGACGGCAAGGAGTTCACCGACATCGACCCCGAGGATACGGGACCGGGCGCGCTGCTCACGCTCTGGAACGATCCGAACGAATACTACGACGGACGGACCTTGTCGAAGGCGCTCATCGCCGACTACAAGACCACCGGCAACGCCTTCATCCTGAAGCTCCGCAACGGCTCAGGTCGATGGATTCAGTCGTGGTGGGCTCCATCCTGGACCATGAAGCCGCGCTGGCCTGAGGACGGAACGGAGTTCCTCAGTCACTGGGAATACAACGTCGATGGGATCCCGCAGCGGGTCGAGGTCGAGGACGTCATCCACTTCCGTGACGGCATCGACCCGAAGAACACCCGCCTCGGATTCTGCGCGTTCGCATCGCTCGTCCGGGAGATCTTCACAGACGAGGAAGCGTCCAGCTTCACAGCTGCGCTGCTCTCGAACCTCGGAGTTCCGGGAGTCGTGATCGCCCCGAGTGCATCGGCGCAGAACGCAGCCGGTCCACGCGGCGTCATCTTCGACACCGACAAGGTGAAGTCGGCGTTCAGGAACACGTTCGGCGGCGACAACCGGGGCGAAGCGATGGTCCTGTCGGCCGCGACGGACGTCCACGTCATGTCGTTCAGCCCGAAGGACCTCACGCTCCGTGATCTACGGAAGCTGCCAGAGGAGCGCGTCAGCGGCGTGTTCGGCATCGCGGCCATCGTCAGCAGCTTCGGCTCGGGTCTCGATCGCTCCACCTTCGCGAACTTCTCGGAGGCGCGCGAGGCTTCGTACGAGGAATCGCTCATCAGCGCCCAGAACGACTTCGCAGCGGTCCTGAAGAAGCAGGCGCTCCGAGAGTTCGTCAGCGACGTCCGGCCGTTCCACGTGGACTTCGACCTGAGCGAAGTGCGGGTGCTCCAGGAGGACCAGAACAAGCTCTGGGATCGCGCACTGGCGGCGCTGAACAAGGGCGGCATCACCCGGCGACGCTTCAAGGAGCTGGTCGGCGAAGAGCCCGAAGAGAACGATCTGGACGACATCTACTACATCCCGGTTGCGCTGGTCGTGACACCGGCAGACGAGGACGCTGCTACGTTTACGGCGGAGCCGCCTCCCCCGAGCGGAGACGGCTCCACGAATCCCCTGACGCTGCCGAAGGCGACGGCTGCTCCGACCGGAGGGAACGGGAATGGCGGTGGCACTCGCGTCCCGGTCGGCGCGCGCTAGGTCTGACGACACCCGAGCGATCGTCGCAGAGAGACAGCATCAGGCGGTCCTGCGCGCACACGCGCCCCGACTGGCGAGGCGCCTACAGAGGACGTTCGAGAAGCTTCGGGACAGCTTCATCCACACTGGCGCGAAGGCGGCTGGCGACGATCTGGCGCTGACGTACTCGACGCCCGATTACGACGCCTTCCGGCGGGAGCTGAATCAGGTGCTCCAGACGGAGTACATCAGCATCGGCACACTCGCACTCGATGCCGTCGAGACGCAGCTGGGAGTGACGCTCGCCTTCGACCTGAATGAGCGCATCATCCGGGCAGCCGACATCGGAAATCGCGTGAAGAGCATCACAGACGACACCCGCGACGCATTGCGGAACACGATCCAGCGCGGCATCGACGACGGCTCCCATCCATCCACGATCGCCAAGACCCTCCGCGATCAGCTGAACGGCTGGGCTGGCCTAGAGGATCTCACCCGGTCGCGCGCCTACACGATCGCCCGAACAGAGACGGCGAATGCGTACAACGTCGGAGCGATCCTCGGCTATCGTGAGTCGGGCATCATTGGTCAGGTCCGTGTCATCGACGGTCCATCGTGCGGCTGGCTGACACACACCGACCCTGATACGGCAAACGGCAAGATCGTGAGTCTGGACGAAGCACAGGCGAACCCGATCAGTCACCCGAACTGTGTCCGCGCCTTCGCACCAGTCGCAGCAGGTCTGGAACGACAGAATCGTGGTCAGCTGACGCCGTACGAGGCCTCATTCAAACCGGCTGAGATCGAAGAATTCCGCCGGACGATGCCACCTGATCGGTTCGCTCGACTCTTCCCCAGCTTCGCGAAGCCGACGGTCGCACCGAAGCCAATCATCGCGACTGCCTCCGGATCGATCGATCGCGTGCATTCGATCACAGGCGCAGAGCTGGATGGTCTCGAGAAGCTATCTCCGGAGGTCGCGGACGCGCTGGCGGAAGCAGCCGACGGGATGTATAAGACCTATGGCGGGCAGATGCGCGCGCTCCGTAGAATCGAGGTCGCTGACATCGGAGAGAACACGTTCGTCGAGGTCAGCGGCGGTGTCCTCGGTGAGGACATCAAGATGACGATCAACTCCCGATACGCCACGAATCTGGGCCAGCGGTCGAAGGAATGTTCGGAGGCGGGCTGGTTCGTGGGCGACGGTACAGCGAAGACGATGTTCACGCACGAGTTCGGCCATGTCTTCCAGTTCGCGACTGCCGACAACTACGGCTTCGGGGGTGCTCTGAAAGACTTCGGCGAAGCCCTGAGGAAGTTGGGTGGCGGTTCTGCCAGCGACTACGGAGCGACACAGATGGCCGAGAACTTCGCAGAAGCGTGGGCGGAGGTTCATACGGTTCCGCGGGTGAAGTGGAGCGTTGCCGCGAAGGCGCTATTCCAGGGAGTTCTATCGTGACTCAGCCAGCTCCTCCAATCTGCTCGTTCTGCGTACACGCGCAGCTACGCCAGAGCCGCTGCGATGCCTTCCCATCTGGGATCCCGAAGGCGGTCATCGAGAACCGTGCAGACCACCGGCAGCCAATCGAGGGAGACCACGGGATTCAGTTCCGACAGGACCCAGCGAAGCCTGAACTCCCGAAGTTCGTGACAGAGATCCTAGGCGCGCGTTAGATCCTTCGCTCGATCGAACCGACCACGGCGCCGCGCGTCGCGCTCGATGAGATCAGCGACCTCTCGAGCGCAGCGCGGGCAATGCCGCTGACTGACGGTGAGGCGGGGAGTCTCCTCCCCGCAGCGGGCGCACTTCATGACCGACCGCCGATCGGATCGTTCCGGCGAGACCAACCGGGCTGCGCCTGACGCCCGAACAGCTTCCCGAACTGAGGGCAATAGTCGCCCTTGCCGCAGTCGCACCACTCGACGCGAGTGTGGTCCATGTTGAAGGCTCGATGGATGTCGTTCATCCGCTGGCTGAACTCGTCCTCCGTGACGTGGTACTGAAAGACACGGTTCGTTCCGTCGGGGCCGCCACCGATCTGCGTGACGTTGATGAGAATCACTGTGATGCCTCCGTTTCCTGTGCCGGGTGAACCGGCGTGACGCAAGAGTAGCAGGACCTCAGCATCTTGTAAAGCACCTATTTGAGCACAAGAGCCTTGCAATCTTCACGAAGTCCGCGCAATCATGCGTCCCGTGAGCGAAGTCAAGTCCTTTCCGCTGGTCGACTTCGAGTTGAAGGAAACCGGCGATGTGGTGGTCGCATTCTCGAAGCTGAACGAGAAGGATCACGACGGCGACGTCACGTATCCGGGTGCCATCCCCACGAAGAACGTCCCGATGAGCGACTTCGGTCACTCGTCGTGGCCGCAGCGCGGTGCTCGTCCACCTGTCGGGCTGATGGGTATCAAGGAGGACGGCAGCCTCGGCATCGCTCGCGGCAGCTTCTTCCTCAAGACCGATCAGGGCCGGAACGCCTATGAGACGGTCAAGGGAATGGGCGACACGCAGGAATGGTCGTACGGCTTCGATGTCAAGGACTTCGAGCCGAAGCCGAAGGCATTCCCCGGCGCACGTCGCGGGCTCAAGTCTCTCGACATCCACGAGATCAGCCCGGTCCTACTCGGGGCCGGGATCGGTACAGGAACCCTCGCAATCAAGGACATGGATGGCGACCTGCTCGTCGGGTCGTTCTCCGAGCAGGCGGACCGCGTGCTGGCCGCACTGAAGGAGCTCCATGTTCGCGAGGAGGACATCATCGACCTCCGGGTCAAGGAAGGACGGGCGATCAGCTCCGACCGGCGCAAGCGGCTGGAAGAGCAGCGTGATCTGCTTCGCGACCTCCTGACGTCCCACGAGGCACTGTTGTCCGAGACGGAGCCGAAGCCGAAGGAGGGCGATGGCTCACACCCGGTAGACGGCAAGGCACGTCTGCTCGGGGCGCAGGCGAAGCTCCGCGAGGAGCTGGTCCGGCGCGGCTACCGAGAAATCATCCCGGCATAGTCGCCCGTCAGGGCAGAGGAGCACGCACTCATGCCTCCCGCCACGGATCTCCGCGAGAAGGCCGCGAAGCTGTTCAAGGAAGCGGCCGATCTCGTCGAGGGCAAGGACGCCGAGTCTCTCGACGACGAGATTCTCACCGCGTTCAACACCAAGATGAAGGAAGCCACC